GACAACATCCTGCTCAAGTTCTTCCGGTCGGGAATGTCGCTGCGCATGGGCTGGCCGTCGGTCTCGGTTCTTTCAGGCAAGGACATCCACGACGTCCTGATGACGGACGTGGACAACTACACCGGCGACCTGACGATCGATGAGTGCTTCGGCCTGGGCCTGAAGCGTACGCAGACGTACATGTCGGCCGGCATGGTGGTCGCCGAGTCGAGCCCGGCAAACGATTACGCCGACGGTGCCTGGAAGCCGTTGAACCCGCACCAGGGTCCACCAGCAGCGGGCATCGCCGCGCTGTATGCGCGCGGTGACAGGCGCCGCTGGTACTGGCCCTGTCCGGAGTGTGGCGAGCGGTTTCAGGCAGCGCCAGGCTACGACGGATTCGCGCTGCCGCCGATGGAGGAACTGCTCGAACGGGTCGTGCTGGACGACGTGCAGAAGATGGCGCGGCACTACTCGCTGCTGCACTGCCCGCACTGCGGTGTGGGGCTGCAGCACCGGTGGAAAGATGGGATGAACCGCAGCGGCGTATGGGCTGCAGAAGGCCAGGTCGTGCACGCCGACGGCACGGTCACTGGTGAACGGCCGGAGGCACGCATCGCCAGCTACTGGCTCGGCGGTGTCGCCGCGTCCTATCAGTCCTGGGAATCGCTGATCGAGCGTTACCTCCAGGCGCTGCGGACCTTCGCCACCACCGGTGAAGAGCGCCCGCTGAAGACCACGCACAACGTGGACGGGGCGATCAACTACGTGCCGATGGCGGCGCGGTCGGCCAGCGATCCGAACGAGATGCAGGAGCGCGCCGAGGTTTGGCCTGCTGGCGCGGTGCCCGCTGGCGTGCGTTTCCTCCTGGGTGAGGTCGACGTCCAGGCCAACCGCTTCGTCGTGCTGGTGCTGGGTTTCGGCATTGGCGAATCCGGCCAGCTGGAGCGATGGGTGGTGGATTCCTTCACCCTACGCACGTCCAAGCGCGAAGACGGCTCCGGCGGCTTCCTGCCGCTGGACCCGCCGAAGTACCTGGAAGACTGGGAACGCCTGGTCGAGAAGGTCATCAGCCGTCGCTACACGCTGGATGACGCCACCGGCCGCAGCATGCCCGTGCATGCGGTGGGCATCGATTGGGGTGGCAAATCGGGAACCTCGATACGCGCGCTGGAGTTCTGGCGTTCGCTCAAGGCCCGGAAGCTGCACGCCAGGGTCAGGCTGATCAAGGGCGATGCGCGCCGCGAGGGCGGACTGTTCCGCGAGACCTTCCCCGACAGCAGCAAGCGTCGGGACCGCAAATCAGGGTCGAAGGGCGATGTGCCGCAGCTGCTGCTCAATGTGGACCGGTTGAAGGACACGGTAGACGCCAACGTGAAGCGGGCCGAGCCCGGCCCGGGCTATTACCACTTCCCCGACTGGTTGCCAGAGGCTTTCTACGCCGAACTGACAGCCGAATCGCGGACGGCAAGGGGCTGGGAGAACTTGGCCAAGCGTCGCAACGAGGCGTTCGACCTCTGCGGATATGCAGAGGGCATGGCGCTGTGGCTGAAGGTTCCGGCCATCAACTGGACCGCGCCGCCGCCATGGGCTGCACCGTGGGACGACAACCCAGACGTGAGGGCTGACGACGTTGCGCCGGCGCCTATTCCGCGCACCCGCAGTCGCCGCGTCATCCGAAGCAAATACCTGGGACGCTGAAATGGCATTCACCAACAAGCAAGTCGAGCAACTGGAGGCCGCAATCGCGGCCGGCGTGCTGAGCGTCCGATATGCCGACCGCACCGTGACCTACCAGAGCCTGGTGGAAATGCGCCGTCTGCTGAAGCAGATGCGTGACGAGCTGGGCCAGGTCGCAGGTGCACCGCGGCGTCGGCGCATCGTGCGCCTCTACCAATCGGGGACGGGCAATGTCTGATATCGCCGAAAGCAGCTACCGCGCCGCCGGCCACGGCCGGCGCCTCCGCACTTTCCGGCCGACGTCGCTCGGTCCCAACGCCGCACTGCTGGGTCTGCCGACACTGTTGGCGCGTGCCCGGCACTTGGCCCGCAATGACCCGTGGATGGTCAGCGCGCTCAACAAGAGTGTGTCCAACGGCATCGCCACCGGCATCCAAGCAAAGCCGATCTGGGGTACGGACGACCACAAGAAGAAGCTCACCAAGTTGTGGTCCCGCTGGGGTAAGTACGCTGATGCCGATGGCGTGCTTGGCTGGGACGGCCTGCAAGCGCTTGCCTGGCGCGAGTGGAAGGAGGCAGGCGAGGTGTTCGCCCGCATCCGGTATCGGCGACCTGAAGACGGTTTGCCTGTGCCGCTGCAGGTGCAGCTGATCGAATCGGAGCAGTGCCCGCAGCACTACAACGGTGTGGCCAGCAATGGCAACGTGATCCGGCAGGGCATCGAGGTCGATAGCATCGGTCGCCGCGTCGCCTATTGGATGTACCGGGAGCACCCAGGCGACCTGCAGCTGACCGTCAACGGCAACGAGCTGGTGCGCGTGCCGGCCGAGCAGGTGCTGCACTTGTACCGGCCGAACCGAGCCGGTGCGATGCGCGGTGTGCCGGGTTCGGCCCCAGCCCTGCTGCGCATGTTCAACCTGGACCGCCTCGATGATGCGGTGTTGGAGCGCCAGGCCCTTGCCAACCTGTTCGCCGGGTTCATCACGTCCGACGCCAACGGAGAAGGCGAGGATGGTGATGGCGTCGGCGAACTGATTACCGGCGAGGACGCTGACGGCACGGCCATTGGTGGCCTCGAGCCCGGCACCCTGCAGCAGCTGCCGCCTGGTCTGAAGATCGACTTCGCCGATCCGCCCAGCGCCGGCTCGGACTATGCAGAGTTCCTGCGTGGGCACCTGCTGGCGATCTGCGCCAGTCAGGACGTGCCCTATGAAGTGCTCACCGGTGACCTGCGCAACGTATCCGACCGCGCGCTGCGCCTGATCCTCAACGAGTTCCGCCGTGTGATCGAGCAGGACCAGTGGCTCTTCATGATCCCGATGTTCTGCCAGCGGGTGCGCGACGCTTTCATCGACCAGGCGGTGCTGTCTGGTCTGCTGAAGGTGCCGCGCTATGCAGCCCTGCGTGATGACGTGACCGAAACCCTGTGGGTGCCCGAAGGCTGGCCTTGGAGCCATCCGGTGCAGGACGTGACCTCCGAACTCAAGGCGGTGCGGGCTGGCTTCAAGTCACGCAGCAAGGTGGTGCTGAGCGCTGGCGAGGATCCTGAACAGGTTGATGCCGAGCAGGCGCTGGACAACGAGCGCGCAGACGCGGCCGGGCTTCGCTATGACAGCGACCCGAGGCGAACGAACGCCTCTGGTGCCCGGCAGGAAGACGAACCCGGCGCCCCTGGCGCCAACGACGATGAAAGGAATGACGATGACGAGTAAGCCTGGCCTGTTGGCCCGAATGCTGGGACGCGGCAGCCGTGCGCCGGTGGTGGCCTCGCTCGCTGCCGCGGTTCTCAATCAGCCCCTGCTGGTGCAGCCGGCAATCGGCGAAGCACTGGTAGGTGGCTACCTGGAAGGGAAGGTCACCAGCGATGACAGCGTGCTTAAGGCCGACCGCTTCGAAGTGTCCGGCCCCGATGGGCAGCCGGTGGGCGTTACCCAGAACCTGATCGGTGTGATCAACCTGTCCGGCGCAATGGTGAACCGGCCGATGCCCGGCGCCAGTGGCCCCGGGCCGGTGAGCTATGCGGCGGTGCGCGACACCTTCGATGAACTGCTCAACGATGACGCGGTGATGTCCATCATCCTGCGGCTGGATACGCCTGGCGGTATGGCTTCGGGCTGCTTCGACCTGGTCGACCACATCTTCGAGGCGCGTGGCCGTAAGCCGGTGTACGCGCTGGTCGATGACCATGCGTACTCGGCCGGCTTCGCCCTTGCTTCGGCGTGCGATGAGATCTGGATCAGCCGCACCGGCGGCGTCGGATCGGTCGGTGTGGTCTGCTATCACCACGACTGGAGCGAAAACAACGCACAGATCGGTCTGAAGGTCACCCCGCTATTCGCCGGCGCCCGCAA